TTTTGGTATTAAATTATTCTTCTTCTGTGTTACTAATGTTTCCAATTCCTTGCTTCCAATACTCTGGAGTTTCGCATCCTTTTATTGGATTCGTTTTACACTCTATTGAGTAAGTGTTTAAACATTTACAATAAACTGCTCTCATTATGATAATGCTTTTTTAATTTCGTTTATTAGTTTATCTTCTGCTGATAAATCTTCTTTTAATTCCTCGTTTGGTCTCTCTAATTTGTCTGCAAAATATCCCTCAATACTGAAACCCTTGCATTTTTTAGTCAAAATATATTCGTTCCAAACTTCGTCATTGTCAACTTTAACAGAACCCATCCAAGTTCCTACTGGTACATCTAAACCATACAATGCAGTCTTGTCTTTTTCTTTATCTTCTACGATCCAGGACTCAACTAATGTTAAACCTTTTAATTGTTTATCGTGCTCTAATGTTGATTGTGATTGATTGCCATTTTGCAGATACATTTGTGATGCTCTTGCAACTGTCTTTTTAGAAAAGAAAATATAGTATTCTTCTTTACCACTTTTTCTGTAAATAGGTTTTTGTGGTATTAATAAAGCACCCATCAATAAACGTTTTTCTTTGTTTATTTCTGCAAGTTTAATTTCTTGGTTATTAAGTGCTATAAAGTCTGACTCAATTGCTGGATTCTCAACGACTGAAATTGCTTCTACTCCGATTGCTTCATCTTCATCTAAAATTAATTCTATTATCTTCATAATTATATAATGTATTTATTAAATTATTTTGTATTTTTAAATTGAAGCACCCTCAACAATATTTCTATCCATTGATTGAGCAGATGTTACATCTCCAGAAACAACATATGCTTTAACAGGTTCTTGTGATTGACCACCTATTGCATCCGCTAATTGGTTTGTATCACTTGCTCCAACTACGTTAAATGCTGGAGGTAAAGATGGAGCGGATGGTGCTGGTGTAGAACCGCCAGAAGGTACAGAACCGCCTCCAGATGAATTAGGTACTTTTACACTTGCTATTTTCTTAACGTTTGCAAACCCAGCTACTCCAGTCGCTATTGCTTGTGCTATTGCATAACCTGGAACTGGCACACCAGAAAATGCTTTTAATTGACCAGTTATTGCTGCGTAAGTATTAACTAAAGAAGATGCTATTGCAAGTGCTTTTCCTTTTTCTGTTTCTTGACCTATTACACCAGATATAGAACCTAATGCTGATGCATAACCATTAAGTGAAGCACTCTTTGCTTCTTGTTCTCTTTTAGCAATCTCTATTTTTGCATCTGAAATTGCTTTAGCATCCGCAATCTCCTTGTCTCCTGTTTTCTTTGCTCTTTCCTCATCTGTTTTAGCAAACCCATCTCGCATAGTCTGCAAACTTTCCTTTTGGCTTCTTTCTAATTCTTCTGTTGATAAACCTTGCTCTGTTGCTAATGCAATAGCTACATCAAATCTTTCTTTTTCTTTTTCTAAAGCTAAAACTCTTTTTTCTTCTTCTGTATTTGCTTCAAGTTCTTGCCTTGCTTTTCTATCTGCAATAGCTTTATCTTCTATTGCTTTTATTTCTGCTTCTTCTTCTCTTTTAGCACCTACAACTTGGGATGAAACTAATTTTTGTTTTGTTAGTTTAGCAGTTTCTAGGTTAATAAGTTTTGCTTTTAGTTCAGCCTCCTTGTCTAAATCTTCTTTAGTTGATTTTGATAAAGCATTTTCCGCTACTTTAGAATCATATCTTAATTTTGCTGCTTCAATTTCTTTCGCAGTTATATCCTCTTCTATTTTACCAGCTTCTGTTAAGAAATCAATTCTTTCTTTTGCAGTAAACTTTTCTTTTTGTGCTGCCTTGTCTAATAGTTCTGCCCTCTTTCTATTTGCTTCTGCTCTTTCTGTAATTAATTTTCTATCTAACTTATCTGCCTTTGCTCTTTGGTCAGCTATGTTAGCAGCAGATTTTGCATCTTTTGAAATTTCAGCAGACATCTTTTTAACTCCCTCCGTAATTTTATCAATCGTACCAATAACTCCAGTTAAGGAATCCACATAAGAACTACCAGCCTTTTTTGCATCATCCATTGCACCGCTAAATTCACCACTAAATACTTTTTTAAATGCACTACCTAAAAAACCTATGGTATCAATTATGGCATTAAATCTATTTGTAATATTTTCTACAATTAAATTCTTTAAATCTATTATTGCTTGTTTTGGATTTTCAAAAACAGATATAATTTTCTCTCCTAATGTAGCTAACATATCAACAAGGTTTCCTGTAACAGAACCTATAACACCCATTATCTTAGCAAACTTATTTTGTCCTTCTTCACTACTTGTAAAGGCTTTACCAACCGCCACAACTGCAAGTAACAAAGCACCAATACCAGATGCAAGAATAGCAAACTTTAAACTTTTGAATCCTTTTACAACGCTACCTATACTCCCCTTTAACCCTTTAAATTTACTTACTGCACCACCAGTAAATCCATCAAGCGATTTAGAAGCATCAGCAGATTCTTTAGAAGTGTTTGATATTTGTTTATTTAGTTTCTCAACTTCCTTAACACCTTTTTGTGATTTTACATCTAATTCAACAACTATTTTTTCCATTGCATTTCTTGTTTTTGTCTTGTAAATACTTCTTTGAAACTATCTGGAAACTTATTCTTTCCTTTTGCTAATTGTACAATCTCCGCTTTGCAGTCTGTATCTTTTAATAAATCTAATATCTCTTTTATCATACCTCGTTTAGTAATTCCAATTCAGACTTGCCAGTTTCTAAATTTGTTGTTATTGAATTTATTTTATATGAATGTCCACCTATTATAAATCTATCTGCCAAAGTATAATTCAACAATATTTTTAAAGGCAAATAAGCACTTACTTTTGTGATTCTGTTTGATGGATTGAAAACGCTTGTAATATAATTTTTGTAGTATGCTTCAAATAAAGAATTAGTAAAACCAATATCTGCTGGGTTCTCTAAAGCACCCCACTCGTTTTGTTCCGCATTAAAATTCATATTATAAGAACTTGTAGCAGATGATAATGAAACACTATTAGATGGTATATTATAATCAGTTGTTCCTATTTGACTATTAGGAGAATTTAAAAAAGCTATATTATTTCCACTTGTTATTTTTATTGGATAAAACAATAAAGGTTTTCCTAAATGTGGTTCTTGATTGTCATCTACCGACCAACCCCATTGTGCAGTTGTAACTAAAGAAGTGTTTGCATCAATTAACCTTTCATATTTCATTTGTGCAAAAGGTGTTTTTAAATTATAAATACTTCCATCTAATTTTTCTCCAAAATCAAATTGTGCCTCTCCCCAAGTTTCTCCGAATAATTGTGTATGTTTTGCTGCTAAAAATGTTTTAGTATCTTCGTGCCTAAAGTTTATTTTACGAAATGGCAAAGCAATATTTACTTGGCTTTTATTTACATCAATATATTTAGTTATATCGTAAGGAGAAGATGCAGATGGATTAGCATAAAAATCATCTAAAGTTTTTACTTTAATTTCAGTTTCATTTCTTTCAATATCTGCAACAAGATTAAACATTTTAAACAACCCACTTAAAAAGTCTATTACTTTTATGTCTGGTATTTGTTGCGTTATATCAAATTCTAAAGCTGGTGTATATTGATAGCTTCCAATAGAATATGTTTTTATAGGTACTGATTGGTTAGGTATATATCTAAAAACTTGAAAATCAATAGCACTAAAAGTTAAAACAAAATTTGATTGAATATAAACAGTGTAAGATGAATCTTTTTGAATTTCATTAAAGTTTACTGATGTAGTAAACAGTTGCCCTGTTGTAATATCCCCACTGTTTGCAACTTCTATTCCATCTCTTCTTATTGATACTCTGTATAAATTTGTGTTTGATGTAGTGGTTTTTATAAATAATGCAGTATATCCTAAAGGATTATTTAATTCATTTGGTTCTGGTACATAAGACAAAGTCAAAGCATTATTAAGCATTGTTGAATTAGTTCCAGAATCTGAACCATTAGGAAAACCAGTTAAAAATTTTTCGTTTAAATTACTTTTATTCTGTACATCTCCTTTCTTTCTATGTAACCACATAAACAAACCATAATAAGATTGGTTAGTATTATTAAAAAAGTCATTAGAAAAAGAAATAGATGGGTATTTAGTTTCTATTGCTTGAATTATAGAATGCAATCGTATTGCATATTTTAAATCTGTATATAAAACACCGTGTACATATCCACTATTATAAGATATATTCCCAGCTTCATTACTGCTTGAATGACTGTCAAAAGTTAATCTTTGTGTGTGTGTAATTAATGGAACAATGATATCGTTAGTTGTTGGGTCAGATTGTAAAGATGCTCTTACATTTACTGCATCATAAGTTTTATTTAGATTTGTTAAACTTGTTAAACCAGATAACTTATCATCTCCTAAAGTATCTTTTAAGGTAACCGTATTTCCAAAGAATGTAATCTTATATGTATGTGGTTTATTGTTCTTTAAATCAACTCCCTCTAACTTAATTAAGCCATCAGTAAATGGTAAGTTGTTTAATTCTATGTTTGATGCTTTTCTTATTCTTGCATCAAAGCCTCCAACAATATCAAAATTATAATAGTGTTTAAAAATCTTATTATTTATTTTAGATGCTGGTAAACTGAAAGTCTTTGAAAATGAAGTAAATATTTTATCAATGTCTTTTACATTTTTTATTGATTGCGTTATAGTAACGCTTTCATCTTTAAACATATCAACTCTTTGCCCTTCAATATATAGTTGTATTTTTTGCATCTATCTTATATTGTTTATTGCGTTGTATGAATCATTAAACTCAATTGTGTAATCTACTAGTTTGTCATTTAAAGAAGTCTTATAAGAAATGCTGCTTGTCTTAATATTTATAGGCAATACTAATTCATCATTCTTAAACGTTCTTGTAACCCAAACCTTTTCAGATAATAGTAATTGCTTAAATTTTTCGTTTGAAGATTCATTTAAATAGCCACTAGACAATTTAACCATACTGTTTGCAGTAATATTAAATTCCCTTTTATTGTGTTGGTTAACGCTATAAGTATTGTCTGCCTTTATTGTATTTGCATTATAGCTTTCTCTTTTAGTTGTCATACTATCAGTTGACTTCTTAAAGAAATACATATCGTCTAGCACTCCATTCTTATTTACAAACGTAACCTTGTGAGGTTTAAATTTACATTCCTGTACTTGCTTTACATTTGCATTAGCAACACCTTGTGAATCTGAAACTGTTATTTTAGAAACATCGTAAACTTCCTTTACAGAAACGTTATCCATTGAGCCATTAAATAATCCTGCAGAATAGAAATAAACTAAATTATTAGATGTTGATGTTTGTGTATATTCAAAAGAATAATCTCCTACTTGGTTAATTGTAGCAATATTAGCACCTCCTACACCATCACGCACATTTAAAGAACCAGAGTTTACTTCTGTTATAGTAAAGTTTAAAATATAATTTGTACCAGTTACTGGAGTAAATGTGTTTGGGTATCTAGCACCAGCGCCATCTCTAAATTTAAATAAACCATCTTCTATTCGGTCAAAATATTGCTTAGTCCAATCAGAGTCATCATCAAATGCAAAGTTGGTTATCAGTTCTGGATATAATGAAACGTACTTTATCTGCTGAGAACTTTGAACGCTTGAAGTAAACGAAGATGTATCAACAATTGTTCCAGCACTATTTTTAAGCAATACAGCTGGGTTATTACCTGTATAAATAGCAATGTTAGAATCTCCAAATTTAGGCAAGAATATATCTCCTTCACTTGTGAACAAAGATTCATTTGCCATTGTAAAAGAACTCCCTTCCTCAAAATAACCATAACTATCAAAAGCAATATTTGTTTCTGTAACAGTAGAACCTACTTGAGCATCTGAAGAATTAAAAGCCTTTATAGTTGTCTTAACCCATTTAGCACCACCATCAGATTCTGCTGATGTAGTATAGTTCCCATCAAAATTTACATCTAAATCATCTCTAACTAATTGGGATATCTCAAAACTAACTTTAGTCAGCGTTCCCTGTATATACTTTTTTAAACTATAAGATGTGTTCTCTGTTGCTACCGTAGCACTTGAGCCAGACCAAATAGAAATGTCTAATGTTGCATAAGATATTGCTGCGTTTGTTATTGAAACATAGTAGGGACTTCTTGCATTTATTATTGCCATTGTTATTTATTATTTATACTGTTTTTCATTAATGCTTCAACATCTAATTTGTATGCTTCTACTAAATCTTTATTCAATCCTTTAAATGCTTTCTCAAATGGTTTGGTAAAGAACATACTTGCTTTAACTCCTTTCTCAAATACACTTCTTGCAATCATAAACTGCAATGATTTTCTACTTATAAATTGACCTTTCTTATCTCTTATTCCTTTTAAACCTTTTCTTACAATCCATTTATCAAATGCTTTTGGAGGAGGCATACCTTTTAAACCATTCTTTCCTCCTTTGGATTTATAACTAAAAGGAGAGTCTTTATTTTCTACGTAATTAGATTTAGTTCCCTTTACACCTTTGTCTTGAAACACTCCGTATTCCTCCATTAAGAAAGTTAACTCAAAGCTATTCTTGCTAACCTTTACGTTTGAATCTAAACTATTATAAAGTTCCTTAGAACTGTTCTTTTTACCTCTTGTTAAGTTTGCTCTTGACTGTGAGATTACATACTTTGCAAATCTGTTTAGTTCTTTATTAATGTTAGTTAACATATACTTATATCATTTGGTATAATCACATCAAACGTTAATGCCCAACCAGCCATCTCATTTTCAAATCTATCATAGAAAGGCTCAAAGTTTGGTGTACCATCTAATTGATATAAATCTGTATGTAAAGTGCCACCTCTTAATACTTGCACCAACTTATTTAGTACTGCTAACTGAGTATTTAGTATATCTTGCTCGTTGTTATTACCTAAGAATATATCTACCACTTCTTCTTTAGAAATGTTTACTACATCCATTGCTAAAACAGACAAACTAAAACGTAAGATGTTATCCTCGTTACCTACATTATTAACTATAAGATGTGATAAAGGAAACATGGTTTGCTTCGATGTATCTATTCTTGTGATATCTCCAGTTGTAACTGTGTTCACATTTACATCAGACAACAGTTGGTCTTTTATTACTTGAGTAACTTGATAAAATCCTTTCATTTAAAACTTACTTTTTATTTGTTGTGCTTCTATCTCTGCTTTCTCTTTCATAAATGATAGCATTGTAAAACATTGATGTACATTTAGTTTAGTGATATCTTCAAATCTTGTAATATCCCCGTTAGCGAGACCATAAATTGATTGATACCAACCCCACTTTGCTCCGAAGTTAGCTGCCCTTGAATAGCCTCCATTTCCGTTTGATTGTTGGAAGAGTGAATCGTATGCTTCGATAACTCCATTCCTAAATTCAGAAAAAAAAACACTGAACCTATTGCAGAACCCAAAGGCATATCTTTCATTTTCTCAGGATTCTTTACATCGTACTCTTCAATGTTATATTTACCAACCTTACTTGTTTTGATTGGTCTGTATAATACATTCATTGCAACGTGCATTTGCTCCCAGCTTGATACATTGTTGTCTAAATCTATATACTCTCCTAAAGACATTTCGTCTAAGTCTGGGATGAATCCATATTCAATACCATTTAGTTCAAAACGTTCTGTATGTTTTGGTGTTTGGTTAAGTAGTTCAGTAATGATATCTACAATAGCAGCTGCACTAGACATCTTTAGTTTGTAGCTATCTGACAAAGGAATCCCACAGAATATCTCTATCATTTTAGCATCCAAGAAGTTGCCCTCTGGATTGTTTTCAGCTATCTTTAAATACTTTTGGTATTGTCCTAGCGTTACTTCGTTAAGTGATGTTGGTACATTAATCTCTATCTTCATAAATCATTTGATTTTCCCTTAGTTGTATAATGAAAAAAACAAGCTATTTTATAAAATATGTCTTACAATTTTCATATGCTTTTGTAAGTAGTAGATAATGGTTAGGTTTTGAAGGCTTGGCAATCCTAATTTGTTTGCCTGTTCTGTGATGTATGAAGCACTCAACAACTGCTATCATTTGAATGTTATCCATTATCTCACAAAGTATTTTCCAGCGTTAGGGTTCTTTAATTGAGAAGAGATTGCGTAACGGCAACTATCGATACAATGGTCGAAACCTTGAATTGGTTTATTAATAGTATTCCCTTCTCTATCTTTCATCCAAGTATAAGATTGCAACTCTTTAATAAGGTTCTTGCTTCTACTTGTTACAAAGATTTTGTTTTGGTTTATTAGATTTATTCCGTAGACAATTGAGTCTTTCCCTTTAGTACAAGGCAATACTTTATGTTTGTATGTTCTTAGTTCTGCAATTGATTTAGGTTCTGCTGAGTCTGCATAAACAACTTCTGTTACATCGTGTTGCTTTAATAGATTTGAGATATCTGTATTTAGTAGTTTCTTTTGGTAGAATACCTCATCAAAGATATATGCATCGTTGTATTTGTATAATCTGATATATGTACTTGGATCATTTTGGTAGCCAAAATCCATACCTCCACACAATAGTCTTGCTTCTTCTGGTAGTTGGTTTATCTCTTTCCAATCTGTAATACATACACCATCTAAAGAACCAATCTGACCAAGACCATATACTTGCCACCAGTTACTCCAATAGGTAGAGTCTTTTGCTTTCTCTCTTGCTCGTTCAATATCTTTTACAATGGTATCTGGTAATGCTTCATTGTCTAAATAGGTTAATGTGATAAAGTCTGCATCATCATTTCCAGCTACTTCTTTATGTGCCCAGAAGTTAGCGGTTGGATTAAAGTCAATCCATATATCTCCAGATGTTCTAATTGACAATTGTTGGTACGCTTCAAAGGGAACATTGTTTGCTTCGTTCACATACAATACATTTCTTCTTGCACCTCTTAATTTATCTGGTTGTTCTACTGAGAAGAATTCTATATAGCTTCCATTCGTAAAAGTATAAGTTAAAGATGACCTATTCCATTGGCTATCTTTAAACCTATTGGTTAGCATCATTATCTTTAAGAAGTCTCTAATGCATCCTCTTCTTAAATGTGGTATAGACTCAGACACTACACTAGTTTCTAGCATAGGAGTTCTAATACATCTATCTATTAAGATAGGAAGTATTCCAAAAGTTTTACCAGCAGAAGTACCTCCTTGTATAACTTTCTTTCTATTCTTTAAAGCATGGAGTTTCCTAATTGCAGTTGTTGTTTGAAACATCTACAAATCAAATAAAGGTTGCTCACTATTAATTGTTATATCTTTTGTTTCTTTTGGTTTACCATACATGTAAGCCATGTATAATTGGATAGCTTTAAAGTCTCCCTCATCCATTAATTCTTTTAACTTTAGGATAGCTTCGTCTTTATCTATATGCTTTGAAAGTCTTTCTATCAGTTGTAATTCCTCCGACTTAGATTTCCTTCCAGCAGTTTTATGTCCTCCATTATTCTTCCTACCATCCATAATTAAAAAAAATTATTAATAATTCTCTAACTATATAATAGAAAAACCTTTAGATTTTATTTTAAAACATTACTTTTTTTCTTCAACAGTCATATTAATAGCAGTTACAATTGCTTGAACTTCTAATGCTAATTTGTAACACATCTTTTCTAGTAGTGCTATTCTTTCGTTTACTGTGTGTTTCTTTTGCTTCATATCTTTTTTAATTTAATCCTTAACTTAGATTCAGTAACACTAAAGAAGATTCCCCAATCAATTTAAACTCTTTATGTTTGTGCCTTCTCTCTAAGCTAAGAATTTATTTTAATTCTTTTTTT